CTAAAGATATTTCGGCAAGTTTACAGCCACGGCGGCCCGGTTTACAGCGTTCCGTTCCTGTTCCGGCCCCTGCCCTGCCCCCGTCACCAGCCGCCGCATCTCGGCGGCCTCGGTGTAGCGCTGCGCTTCGGCCAGCGTCTTGTGGCCGCCCCAAGCCATGATCGCATGCGCCGATCCGCCGGCCTCGGCGATCATCGTCAGGCGGGATTTGCGCAGCCCATGGGCTGATCGTTCGACCAGCCCTGCCTCGCGCGCGGCCGTGCTGACCACATTCCCCAACCCCTTGATGCTGCGCGGCCGCCCATGCGACGTTTGCAGGAACGTGAGGCTCCCCGAAAGGCAGGCGATGGCCTGAAGCATCTGATCGCGCTCTGCGGCCCAGGACTGTGCCCACAGAGGCAGCGGCGCGGCCCACGGCACATAGGCGCGCCCGCCGGTCTTGCTTTGTCGGAAGACCAGGACACCGTCGCTGCCGATATGCTGGGGACCGATCGCCACCGCGTCCACGGTCCGGGCGGCGGTCCAGAACACCAGCTCCATGCAGGCACGCTGAGTCGAGCCGAAAGGCCAGTGCGTGCGGAATTTCGCAATGTCATCTGCCGACCACGGCGCGAAGCCGTCCGTCTGGACAGGGATCTTTTGCAGCCCGGCGCATGGGTTGTTCGAGATGGTCCCGGCGGTCCTGGCGTGGCCGCAGATCAGCCGCCAGACCTTGAGGCGCGCGTTCGCCTTGCTGGCGGCGAATTTGTCGAGATCGGCGCGAATGTGATTCTCGCGCAGCCCGGTCATCGGCCCGGCCCCATATTCGGCGCGGATTTCGTCGGCCTCGCGCCGGACCACGTGGCGGTAGACTGCCGAATAGCCCTTGACCTTGCGCGAGCCGAGCATCGCCGTCACCGCTGCGGCGATAGTGCCGGCCGGCGCGGTCTCGACCGGGCGCGGCGCGCTGGCCTCGGCAGCGGCCCAGGCGGCGATGAAGTCGGGGTGTGCCTCGGGGATGTCGTCAGGCAGCTTGGTGCGGGTCGGCCGATGCCAGCGATAAACCTTGCCGCCCTTGCGGACGCGATGGACCCGCGGGAGCATCACACCCCGAACAGCCTGTCGCATGTCGCCACCTCGTTGCCGGTCTCGCCCTCATAGGGCAGATCATCAGCATAGGCGTCGAGATCGCGAATGTCATAAAGACGTCTAGAGTTATGGACCCTGCGCGCGATCGGCAGGCCGCGCAGGGTGCTGGCGGACAAGCCCAGATAGGCCGCCGCTTCGGACACCGACAGCAGTCGCGGACGGAAGCTCAGGGATGCCTTGCTCATGCCGCAATCTCGCGCATCGCATGACCGCTCCACTGTTCGGCCGCGGCCTGCATCATTCCCGGGAACGATCTGCTGCGCAGGCGAGCGCGTTCCGGCCCGGGCGGCAGGCGGTGCACCCGATTCCAGCGTTTCCATTCGTCGGATCCGCGCACAGGTTCTGGTAGCCTGTCGGTCTCGGTCAGCGGCGGCAGGCCGCGCAGATACCAGCCGGTGGATTTATAGGCGGGCTCGCCGAACCAGAAAGGTTGGACCATCTGCGGCGCCGGAAGATCGGCGGGCATGCGGTCCCGGGCGAGGTCGTTCATTTCCGGGTTCTCGATCGCCAGCCGCGGGATCCGCGCCTCCCAGCAGGTCGAAAAAACATGCACGCCCATCTCGAATTCGGCCCGCAGGCAGTCCCAGGTGCGGCCGCGCGGTAGCTGCTTGGGCGGGGTCCATTTGCCGGGGCCGGACATCCAGCGCCGGCCGGACCTGCAAAGGCGGGTGCAGGGCGGGTGCATGACGGCCAGCAAGTCCCAGCCCTCGGACAGGATGCCATCGCGCACGTCGCAGATGATGTGGCGATTACTGCCGTCCTCGGCCGGGTCGAGATCGCAGGACCAGACGTCATGCCCCAGCGCAGCAAAGGCGCGGCGGGCGATGCCGCTGGTCTCGCAGGCGATCAGGATGCGGAAAGCGATCGTCATGCCGCATCCACGGCCCAGCAGAGGTCGCACCTGACGATCCCGAGATACGCCCAGTCCTCTCGGCCGGTGCCGCGGCAGGCCGGGCAGTCGGGATCAGGGCTGCCGAGGTGGAGGTTGATCTGCCGGCGCGCCTGCTCGATGGTCTCGGCCTGGCCGTGGGCGCTGCCCTCGTCGTGGATCCACTCATAGGGTGCCCCGGGGACATCGGCGCGGGTGATGGTAATGTTGCGATGGATCAGAGGGGCGTTGGTGGTCATTGCGGGGCCTCCATCTGGTTGATCGTGCATCATTCGCAGAGCCCGTATTGCGACGAGCAGGACAGCCCGTCGTCCTCGTGATCGATGATCCAGCTGTATTGCCGGCCGCCGTGGTCGGTGCGCGCCCATTCAGCGACCTGCCGGGCGTCAGGCCACGGTGCTGCTGCCGAGGCGGCCGCCCGCTCTGCCGGGTCGGCGATGCGCGCGATACGCTTGCCCAGCCGCGCTCCTTCGGGGGTCACGTCCGCTGCAAAAAACGTCCCGACGCCGCGCTTGCTGGTCTCGGCGCAGATTGCCTCCCATTCCGCGATGCGCTCAATCGCTTCGGGGAAGCGAGTCGCGATGGCGCGGATTTCGACCTTGGAGGCGTTGATGCATGGGAGGCAGCCGACCCGGCCCATGCCTTGCAGGTAGAGTGGGTTAGGGTCGACGCCGTGGCGGCGCGCATAAAAGAACACGTCCTCGGCGGTCCAATGGATCAGCGGCCGGTAATAGCGCATCGAGGATAGTCCAGGCGTGCTGACCACCTGCCACAGCGGCGCCTGGCGGCGGGCAATGCTTTCGTCGCGGCGGACCCCCAGCCACTGGATCACCGGCCCGGCCCGGCGGGCGGGGTCGATCACCTGCTGGCCGATGACGTCGGACTTCAGAAACTCGGTACAAAACTGCGCGCGCCGAGACGGGAACCTCCCCTTCCAGAGGCACAGATCGAGGAAAGGGATCCCGGTCGGCTGCAATGCGGCGATAGCGCGATCCACGGCTGCCTGCGGCACACCGTCGCGCGGCCAGTGCTCGGCGATATAAGCTCGCTTCTTGGCCATACGCTCCGAGAAATCGGCTCTGAACAGCTCAACCTGCGGTCCGCCGGTGCGGTCGCCCAGCGACATGGCATAGTCGATGGTCACCGGGTGCTCGTTGCCGGTGTCGGCCATCACGGCCCGAAACGGACGCCCGCGCGCCTGCGCCAGCAGGTAGCAGGCCGTGCTGTCCTTGCCGCCGCTGATGTTGACGATGTGCTGGGCCGCAGCGGTCACGTTACCACCTCCACGCCGCGCGGGCCTCGATGCGCTCGGCATCATCGGCCTTGGTGTATGCCAGCCCCCCCATCAGCCGCCGGGACAGCGCCACGTCGATGCCGGCGCCGTAGACGGTGGCGCTGGTGGAAAAATCATGGCCAATGGAGAGATACGGCAACACGCGGCCGAGGCTGTATCCGCCCTGCGCCATGAGCCGGGTGCTGTCCTGGCCGCCAGCGCGGGCATAGCTGGCCTCGACCCCGATCACGGTCCCGCCGACCAGCTGGTGCCGGTAGCCCGCAAACACGCCGGCAGTGCTGCTGGACTGGCGCAGCGTCTCCGTGCCGGTCTGCACGGACTCGACGCCGGTAACGACGGTCTCGCTGCCGACCTGCACCGTCTCGCTGCCCGTCACCTCGGTCCACTCCTGGATGATCACCGGCGCGTGGCCGACGATGGCCCAATCCGACCAGCTGGCGTTGGGCGTGGCGTTCAAGACGCTGGCGCACGGCACAGTGCCGATGGTGCTGCCGTTGGTAATCTCAAACTTGCTGCCGGGATGCTCGCAGCCGGTGGCCTGCAAGTCGTGATGCTGATCCAGCTTGGTGTAGGGCCGGGTTTCGCGCCGGACCTCGGTGATCGGGCGATCCTCGTAGACGGGGCGGGTTTCGGTCAGCTCGCGATCCTCGTAGGTCGCGCGCTGCGATTTGGTCCGCTGGGTGCCGTAGGACAGGCCGACATATCCGCCGGTCCAATCGTGGGCAGCGGCCTGTGCAGGGCGAGTCACGGGCGGGGCGTCGGTAATCGGGGCGACCCAGCCGCCGGCGAGAACGGGCGTGGTGGTCAGCAGCAGGGCTGCGACGGAGGTGATGCGGGTCATTTCGAAACTCCTGTGATTGCGGCGCGCAGCAGGGCGGATCGGTCGGTGGTGGTTTGCTGTGTCATGGTGCCCCTCGGACTGGCGCTCGGGATGGCCGCCCGCGCGGGGCGGCGCACCGGAGCGTCAGGCGGCGATCCGGCCCATGAAGGCAGGCAGGCCGGTTTCTTCGCTGGCCGTGGTTGCGATCAGTGCGAAATGCGACCGGCGCTGGTATTCGACGCGGTGCCACTGGAAGCCGAGGCCGACCTGTCCACCCCCAAGCGCACGCCAGCGGAACAGGCAGGTCAGCGCCTCGGGATCCTCGCCGTTGTAGAGCGGGATCAGGAGGGTGAATTTTTCCGGGATGATGACGCCGTTCTGCACCTTGGTGTCGGATTCGAACACCAGCTTGCGGTCGCCGTTGTCGAGACGGACGGCAGATTTGTAGACCTGCCCCACCGTTGCCTCGAAATCCCGGCTGATCTCGATCATGGTCGCGGCCTCGGGCGTGCAGATATCGACGCTGTTTTCTTCGAGGAACCGCGCGAAATCCGCCTGCGGATGGATCTTGCCTTCCATCTCGTCCCAGCGTGAGAACTCTTCGGAGGGGCGCAGGGCCAGCGTCACGGCGTGGGCGTTGTGGCTGGGGTTCGGGAAGCTGTCCGACTGGTTATGCTCGTGCCAGTCCAGCCGGGCCGAGATGGTCAGCGCATCGAAATCGGCCACGATGATCGACCGGTCCGACTTGAAGCGGTTGGCATAGGCCGACAGAGACGCGCGGTCATCGACCGTGACAGCCTGGCGCACGCGGGACGGCAGGCGGTTCGGGTCGCTGATGTCGTGCAGGCGGATGCGATCCGGCAGGGCGACATGGGTGCGGCCGTCAGGGCCGTCGATGACCGGCGACGCGATGCGCGCAGCCTCCATCGCAGCATCAAGGGCGCTGCGCGGATCGGCCTCGAGCACGATTGACGAAGGGGTTTGGGATTGTGCCATGGTGGTTCCTTTTCTGGCGGGGTGATCAGGCTTCCATCGAGCGGCGGCGCTCGATCTCGTCCTCGATGTCCATCTGATGGGGGTCGCGACGGGTCAGGCGCCCGTCGTCGGTCGCGAAATAGATTCCGGTGCCCATGGATCGGGTCGGTTTCTTGATGGTGATGTCCGGCACGGTTTCCAGCTGCCCGGCCTTGTTGACCTTGAAGCTGACCTTGAGCGTCAGGCTGCCGCCCTGCCCGGTTTGCTGGATCGCCTCGATCAGCTCGGACAGCTTCTGGTCGCCGACTTCCAGCAATTCGCCGCGGCGAAAGTTCTGGATGAATTCGAGGAAGTTGAGTTCGTGGCGCTGCATCGGTCAGGCCTCCTCGTCCTGCTCGATCCGGGCGCGGACAAAGCAATCCTTGGCCTCGATCAGCTTTCGCATGCCGGCGGTCTTTTCCGGGCCTTCGGCCAGGGTGGCATCCAGCGACCGGGCGAGCGCATCGATCGGCTTGACCACATCTTGCAGATGCGGCGGAAGGTGATCGTGGCGCAGCCATTTCAAGAGCCTGTTCATGGTGGACCTCAGTTGTTGGGGAAATGCGCCCCCGATCTGGCAGGACCGGGGGCAGTTGAGCGGGCGCGGGGCAGTGTGAGGCAGCGCGCCCGCTGTTCGGTCAGCCCCTGCTCTCGATCAGGCGCACGCCGTCCTCCAGCGTCATGCGGGTGGTGGGGGCGATCTGGTCGAGGATGGCGGGCCAGTCGGCGCTGATGACGATCCAGGCAGCGGCCGAGGCCAGCGCCAGCAGCAGCAGCGCGATCAGCGCGGTCAGGACCACGCCGATCATGGGCAGGCTCTGGCCCCGGTCAGGTTCGGGATAGCGATAAGAGCCGGAGCCCGCGGGTTGGTAGTGCTCGACCGCCTCGGGGATCAGGACCGGGGCGCCGGTTTCGTCCCGGTGCAGACCGGGGGCGTGGATGCGGGGGGTGCTTGTGGCCGGCATGACGATCTCCATCCTGGGGCCCGCGATCTGCCGGTGGCGTCTTCGGCGGGGATGGGATCATCTATGTGCGGTAATTTAACCGTAGTCAACATTTATAAGGTAAAAATACCGCATTTTATTGCGGGCATGATTCGCCTGTGCGAAGGTGTCACGGCCAGCGCCGGGCGGCGGCGCATGAAAAAGCCCGTCGGGGCGGGGTATGGATCGGGTGGCGGTTATGGGACAAGCGGCTCAGATGGAGTACCTGCTGATGGAGATGGGGGCCTGCCCCTATGTCTATCTGTGGGGGATGCCGATGCGCCGGGACGATGATCTGATCAGGCGTTTGATGCTGGATTTCGAGGCCAGCCAAGAGTTTCTTCTGGTTTGCACGCCGCACAACCAAAGCCCGCACGAGGAACGGCTGAAGTATTATCACTTGAAACTGCTGGCTGACGCCGGGCTGCTGGAGGAATCGGGCAGCCGTGGCGGCATCTTTCGGATGACCAACGCGGGGCATGATTTCTGCGCAGCCATCCGGGACGACGCTGCCTGGGCACGGACGAAAGCCGCTGCGGCAAGCGTGTCAGGGGTGGGCCTGTCCCTGCTGAGGGACATCAGTATGGCGTTTCTGCGCAAGAAGCTGTCCGATCTTGGTGTCCCGCTGGATTGAGCCGGCGCCGGGCGGTGGCGGACGAAACCGCCCGGCGGAAGGCGGTCTATGCGCAAGCATGGCGCGCAACGCCGTGCCTGATGTGATACAGGTGGGCGGCTCAGGAGGTTCCCATGATCAACTCGGACTTCTTCAATCTGTCCCTGTCACTCCAGGCCGCCATTGCGGCTGGATATCTGGGTTACGCTACCGCGTACGCCGGTTACAGGCGCAGCCATAAGGCAGAGGATACGCTGTTCATCTCCCTGGTATTCTCGGCTATCGCCCTGCTTTGCTTTGGCGCTATCGAACCCTGCCATGGTCCAGTTCTCGCTTTTGGCGCGGCCTTTGTGGGCAGCCTGATCTCTGCCTGCATGTGGCGTGTAGCCGGCAGGCCCTTTTGGTGCTGGCTGATGGCGACTGCGCGGGTCCACAGGGAGGATGGGGTTCACCACGGGTGGGACTGCATCGTCCAGAGCGGCAGGGGCGTGGGGCAGGTTTCAGTCGGCCTGAAGAACGGCCGCACCCTCTACCTCAACGATCGAACGAAGTTCCACGGCTCACCTTGGGATGGATTATATTTGGGCGGAGATGGCTCCATCATCATGGCTGTCGAGGAGGAAGAGCTTCCCAACGGGACGGAAGAGGTCAGGCAAGGGGTAAGAGACGAGGCGTGGGGCACCCGCCTGACATATATTCCGGCGGGTGAAGTGGCGCGGGTAAATATTCGAATGAAGTAACTTACTTCTTCGGCGGCGGCTTCACGGTGGTCGTAAAGGTGACTGGAGTCGCGCCACTCGTCACGCTCCCCGTGGGCCCGCGCCCCGTCGGCAACCGCGGGCTCGATCCCTCAGTAATGGTGCGCGGCGAGGATCCTTTTTGAATTCCTCCGCCGCCATTTTTTGTCGATGTCAAGGCTGATCTCCTTTGCTTGCTAAGCGTGGTTGGTTAGTTTTTGCTGCTTCGAGATGCCTGCGCCAGCTTGCCGCGCAGACCCTCTTCGGGGTTGATTGGCCGGCGGATGTTCGCTTAACGTTCTCGAAAGGGGGCCGCGGATGACTGATGCCGAGAGAGTGCTTTTTGACCTGCGGGCAGTCATTGCTCTTCCGGCGGGTGCCGATCGCGAAGCCCGAGTACAGCAGCTCGCACAGTCTCAAGCTCTACGGGCGTTAGTTCGGGAAGAGCCTGTATTATATCGGATATTATCTGGCTCTGTGGGAGGCTGCGCTCACCCTCTCCGGTCAGGAGCCAATCCGCCGACACGTTGAGGGCTCTGGCGACCTTGGCAATTGTTGCGATGTTGGCGCCGGCCGTTGGCTTCGCGCCCGTCGCCTGCCGGCGCCAGTTCCGAATGGTGTCTGTGGACCCGGTCGCCTCAAGTGAAAGGCTTCGGTCGGACATGCCGCGACCGTCAACCTTCATCTCTGCCAGTCGCTCGTCGATCCTGATCAGGACATCGGTGATATTCATAGCGGGAAAATTACCGCGCCTCGGCCTGACCGGACAGCGGTTAGAAAACCGTTGACAACGCGGTAATTAAACCGCACATCGGGTGCATGATCGATATCAACACCCTCATTTCTCGCGCGGATGCGTACAAGCAGGCAGCTGGAATCTCCGAAGACAGCACCGTCTCGCATCGCGTCTTCCGGGACAGCAAAAAGCTGGCGGCATTGCGCCAAGGCGCCGACATCACCGTCGGACGGTTCAATGCTGCAATGAGGTGGTTCGATCAGAACTTCCCTCAACCCGCCGCTTCGGCGGCCCAAACCCAAGAGCAAAACCATGTCGAAACCTCTGATGGCTGCTGATCGTGGCCAGCTTGCGCGCGTGGGCGCGCAAATGTCCTTCATCCCGCCGCGGGGCGGCCGCGGGCGCTCGATCCGGGCGATGCGGCGGGCGCACCGACATGTGCGGCCCGACCCCGACGGGTTCATGCGGCGCTGGTCGATGCTGATGATCGTCAGCTTCCCCAGCGCCGGGGCTTGCGGCCGGCATTTCGGGGTGACGCGGCAGACGGCCTGCAACTGGCGCGAGGCGACCCATCGTCCCTATGGCGACGTGGTCGATTTCGCCATTCGCACCCTGCCCGATTACGCGAGGGTCATGGGGGCGTGATGCAGATCGGGGTCTCAGGTTGCCCGGTGCGGGTGGATACGGGCGGGGCGCAGCACCTGTCCGCCGGTGGTCTTGCCGGATCACCCGCCACGATCCGCCCCGCGTCGGGCAAGACGACAGCGGAAATCGTGGAACCTGCGGCTGGCCCGGCCGAGAGCCGCCCGAATGGCGGCGGGGCGAAAATTCACCGCAGTGTCGCTCTCTTCGTGTTGTCCGAGATGCAAGAAGGGTTCGGTTGTGACCGGCCGGAAGATACCATCCTCCACTCTCCGCCGCCCGGTCTCAGATCAGATCAGGACCGGCTGATCGCCGTTGCCACGCCGGCCGGGCCACAATACATCGGCCACTCGGCCTTGATTGGTGCCGAGCATCGCAGTGATGTCCTGAAGTTTCAGTCCTTGCTGGCGCAGAAGACGGGCGGTTTCAGCTTCCATCTCGCTGAGCTTGCGAGGTCGAACGACGCTGATCTCGTTCAGAAGCACCCCCGTCACGGGGTGACGAAAAGTAGCCATGGGTTTACCTCCACTATGGCTGCTGTGGTGCCGTCGTTGCTGGGAGTGCGACGGCTTCACTCGGGGGAGCGATCGCGCAAACGAATCGCTCCCCTCACCACTACACCTAGCAGAGCGTTCATTTTTTTCCACAGGGTTCTTGCTTGTCGCTTGGTGCTTGACACAACATCTGGTGTGGATCGTCTGGCGGGTTCGCGCGCCACAAATTCCGATGGATGGATGCAATGAACACCGTCCGTTGCGCCTCGATAAACAGCGACATGGCTGGCCCGGCCGAGAGCCGCCCGAATGGCGGCGGGGCGAAAATTCACCGGCGGGCAGCTTCTCCCCCTGTCGGTGATCCTGCGGGGCAAGGGGGTGGGGCGATGCCCCTGCCCCGCAGGCCGATCAGGCACGGCACGATTTACGCCTATTGCAACCTCAAGTGCCGGTGCGACATCTGCCGCGAGGCCGAGGTTCAGCGCCAGCGTGAGTTTCGGGCGCGGCACAAGCAGGGGCTGGTCAGGCATCGCAAAGGCGGGGTCTGCGTTCCGGTCCGGCTGGGCAACGTGGACTATCCCTCGATCTCGGCCGCGGCGGCTGCCCTTGGGGTGACGGCCCCGTCGCTGAGCCACCGGCTTAGAAAATACGGCTGCCTTGAGCTTGCGGGCCAAGGGTCGCGGCCGCCCCGGCGCCAGGCCCTGAACAACATCCTGCCGATCACGATCCATGGCCGCGAGTTCCCGTCCCGGGTCGCGGCGGCGCGGTATCTGGGCGTCTGCTCAAGCTATCTGTCTCGCTGCGCGAAGGCGGGGTTCACCGCGACCTATTCCGACTATCTGCTGCGCCGGCTGATGGAAGCCGATGCCCGGCAGGCTGCTCGGGGGGATGCGGCATGATCGAGGCCGTCCAGGGCAAGGGCGCGTATCAGGTCGTGATCCGGGCGCTGGATCGGCGCCTCGACGCGGTTTGCGCTGCCGTTGGGACGCGGGCGGAAATGAGCGCTTGTCCGCCTGTGGATCGGCCGGGTCACCCCCATGTTCACCGCCCGATCCGTTCTTTTGGCAGCAAAAGCTGCCCCCGGGCATCAGTGCGACAGCCGGCGGGCTGCTTCAGCGCGCGCCTCGGGGAATTTGTCTCCCCGGAACACCTCGCCAATACGCATGGGATTGGTCCCAAGTGTCTGGGCAATGATGTTAAACTTCGCGCCTTGCAGCTTAAGAACCCACGCAGTGACAGCAGCGTCGAAGTCGAGCTGAACACGCTCGACCAAGATCGGGTTCACATCAATCCCCGTAATGGGGTGCTTCATCGGTGCCATAGGACTCCTTTCCTGGCATCGAGCGGCCTTGGGGTTGCAGTCCCTTCGGTCGCAGTGGTGCCACCGTATGGCAATATGCGGCGGCTTCACGGTGGGGGACGGTCGTGTAACCGATTCGTTCCCCACAACATTCTTACCACAGAAACCATAATTGTTGAGTGGAATCCGCCTGGATATGGCGAGTTGACACAATATGTGGGAGCGGGGGCGCTGCTATGAACCGCCGTGACATCTGCGAAGCCGCGGCCGAGCTGATCGGCGGCGATCGTGCCGCCCAGCACGGCGATGCGCTTGTCGGTTTTGCCGCCATCGCGCGGATCATGGACGCGCTGGACGTGGTGCGCGGCGCGCGCCCGCGCGGGGCCGAGGATCATGCCTTGGCGATGATCGTGGTCAAGCTGGTGCGCGCCTCGACCAACCCCCGCCATCTCGACAACTGGATCGACATCGCCGGCTACGCCGCGCTTGGCGGCGAGATTGCATCGGAGAGCGAGCCATGACGGCGTTGCACAAGTTCGAAGTCGTGGGATCGAGTGAATTGATCGATTATCCCATCCCGTCGGCTGTCCGTCTCGACAGCCATTTTTTCATGATGTTCAACTATCGCCGCTGGATGAACAGCGATTTCCGCAACCTGGCTGACCGGGAAGTGCGGGCAGTCGCCATCGACCTGTTCTGCGCGGCGCAAGAGCAATCCCCGGTGGGCACGATCCCCACGGACGAGCGCCTGCTTGCCAGCGTGGTGGACGTGTCCCTGGAGGTCTGGCGGCAGCTGGCGGCGCGCGAAGTGTCGCCGCTGCACAACTGGCACCGCTGCGTCTGCGACGATGGGCAGGTGCGCCTGTATCACCCCGTGGTCCTCGAGGTCGCGCAGGCGGCGCTGGGGCTGCGCGGCGACCACGAGGAAAAGCTTGCGGCAGATCGCGAGCGCAAGCGGCTCGGCAAGCTGCCCGACCAGATCATCCGCGCCGGCGGCAGCCGCGGGATGTCCGAGGATGACATCTATGTCGCCCGGCTCGACCAGTATCTGCTCGATCACTTCGGCACCCGGCAGCGCCGGCCTGACGTGGTCCGGCAGGCCATGGAACAGATGGACATGGAGGGCGCGGCGCTCTCCGGCTGATCGCTCCGGATCATTCCGGTTTGTTCCGCCGGAACGAACTCGGAAGTTCCACGGAAGGAACTCGGAAGGAAGTTGGAAGGAAACCGGAAGGAACTGGGCCAGTTTGCGCCGATTTGCGCCTGATCCTGTCCATTTTCGCTCCGAAAGAATCCGCTCTGAAAAGAGAAGAGAAAGAAAAGAAAAGAAAGAATGGGGACCAAACTGCAAAGCGGAGCCTGTGGATAAGTTGGAAGGGGCTGGGGAACGGGTATGGCGATGAACGGGACAAAGGCGGAAAGGGAAGCGCGGGTGGCGGCGCTGCTGATCGAGCCCTTGGCGGGGCTGTCGCGCAGGCGAGGGACCAGTGCCGAAGACCACGACAGGATGCTGGGCCGACTGGCCGAGCGCCTGGCCTATATGTCGGACGACAATCTGCGCGGGATACACGACCTGATCCTGCGCCATGCCGGCAAGGGCGTCTGGCCGGCCGAGGCGTTGATCAAATCGTGGGCCTATGACTTGCAGCTGCCGCCGCCACGCGAATGCGACTATGCCCGCAGCCTGATCCGCTCGGCCATGGGGCGGCAGGCGCGCGAGGAAGGCTGGGCGGTCGAGCTTTATCAGGTCGCGAAACGGCTCGGACCGCCGCCGGGCCGGTATATCATCGGCAAGCTGCGGGACGAGGCCGCCACCAATCGCCGCCGTCGGCTGGTGATCCGCGAGAACATCGAGGCCGGCCGGGCCGGCGAGCAGGACCGGGCGTGGCTCGCGGCCTATCACGCCGATCTGGCCGAGGTGGATGCGATCCAGTCGGTCGCGCAGGACGGGGATGCGGCATGACGGTGGCGGTGGATATCGAGGCGGGGCGCAAGCGGCTTGAGGCCGAGCGCCGGCGGGTGGCAAGGCTGCTGGCGCGCTCGACGCCGATCGAGGGCTGCGGTCCGGCCATTCCCGTCGCGCCCGCACGTGGCCCACAGGTGGTCGAGATCCCGCATATGGTGCTGCCCGACGAGAAATCCGAGACCGGCTACAAGATCGAGCGCACCGGCTGGCGCGGATTTGCGGCGGTGCGCGAAGCGGATATCTTCGACGACCTGACCCGGCGGGCTGCGCTGCGGAAGGACAAGGACGGCCGGCCCGGGCAGTCGCCGTTTTCCAAGGGGCAGGTCGCGGTGGCGCGCCGCTATCGCGATCTGGTCGAACGGCATGAGGGTGCGGGCATCAAATGCGCCAGCCTCGAGGTGCGCGCCGCAGCTGGCCCGGCCGGCGGCGGCAGTTTCATCGACGCCTATATCGACGAGGGCCGGGAGATCGCATGGCTGCGCCAGCAGATCGGCGCCGGTGCTGCGATGTCGGTGCGCCGGGTGCGCCCCTCGGCTCGCGGCGGCGCCCTGGCCCGGACCATCCGGGACCGCGATCTGGTCGATGCGATCTGCCTGCGAGGATCGTCGTTCCGGGCGGTGCTGTCCGATCATGGGTGGTCGCCGGACGGGAAGCACGTCAAGGCGCTGCTGGTGGCGCTCTGCGGCTGTCTGGACCGGATGCAGGGTCATTCCGTCCGACCGATGCGCAAAAGATCTTGACGGCTTATCCCTCACGGGCCTATCAATCTTCTCATCATCCAGAATTGCGCCCGCAGGGATCATCCCTCGCGGGCGCTTCTCGTTGCGGAGGTGGTGCGATGATTTCGATCACGGTCGATGATGCCACCCTGCGGGCAAACATGCGCCAGTTGCGGGACCGCGACATTCGGACTGCGTCAAGCTGGGCGCTGAACGATACGGCCAGCGACGTGCTGGCCCATGTGCAGGCGCGGATGGGCGAGGTGTTCGACCGTCCAACGCGGTTCACGAAAAACGCCTTCATGGTCCGGTTCGCCCGCCCCGGCAATCTTGAGGCGCAGGTCACTGAGCGGCCGTCGGTCGGCAGTCGTCATTACCTCAAGGTGCAGGAATTCGGCGGCAGCCGGGGTCGCACTGGCCTCGAGGGGATGCTGGGTTCCCGCCTGTCTGCTACGGGCGGAATCACCGCCGCCGCCCCGGCCGAGGGCGCGCGACTGGATGCGCATGGCAACTGGTCGACGGCCGAACGCAACCAGGCGCTGGCCGCGGTGAAGTCGCCCGGTGGAACGCGCGCTTCAGCCTCGGGATCGGGCAAACGCCGCCGGCGTCGGTCCGGATTCTTTGTGCCGAAGGCGGGATCGCGGTTGTCGCCGGGCATCTGGAAGCGCAGTGCCGACGGCTCGATCCAGAAGGTGCTGCATTTCACCAGCGTGGCGCCCGCCTATCAGAAGCGCCTCGGGTTTTTCGATGGGGCCGAGGATGTGTGGCAGCGCAACCTGCCGCTGCATCTGCGTCGGACGATCGGGAAAATGGTCGCCCGGCTGGATACTCGCCCGTGATTTTCGGCGGGTCCTTCCGGACCCAAAAACCACGGGGGTAATTCGCGCCGCGTCGGTTCTGGCGGGCTTAACGTCCGGGAAAGCCTAAACCCCCGGTTAACAATGGAAACGGAAAAGGAATGGCTGGGCTGAACACGACAGAGCTTGCGGCGCGGCTGGCCGTGTCGAAGGCGCGGGTCAGCCAGTATGTCAGCGAGGGGAAACTTGAAGGCTGCTATATCGGGGATGGCCGCGCGCGCCGCTTCGATCTCGACAAGGTCGCCCACGCCCTGGGTCGGACGCTGCATCCGGGGCAGATGATGGGCAACGGGGCCGCCACGCGCGATGCGCTGCGCCGGATCGGCGGCGATGATGCGCCTGCCGCCCCGCCCCTTGCCTCGACCGGGTCAAGGTTCGACGGGCAATTGCCGGTGGCTGACAGCGACCGCTACGAAATGGCGCGGACCCTCAAGGCCGAGGAAGAGGCCCGCCGGCTGCGCCGCCAGAACATGGCCGAGGAAGGGACCTGGGTCTTGGCCGAAGAGGTCGAGCGCCGCAGTTCGCGCGCGCTGGCACAGGAGGTCGCGCAGTTTGAAACCCTGCTGCGCGACGCCGCCCGCGCGGTTGCAGACGATTTCGGGCTGGACGCGCGCGCGGTCCGCAAGGTGCTGATGGACAAATGGCGGGCCTATCGCGCCGATCGGGTGCAGGTATTGACGGCGCTGGCCGAGGGAGCGGAGATGACCCAGGCTGAGGATGAGGCGGACGCCTGATGGGGTTTCTGTCGTCGGCCGAGGCAGCGGTCCTGCGAGGCCTGGCCTTTGCCATGGTCCCGCCGCCGCCCCCGGACATCACGCGCTGGTGCGAACAGAACATCGTCTTCGATGACCGCTCGCCGATCCCCGGTCCGTTCCGGATCGAGCGGTTCCCGTTCCTTCGCGAGATCCACGAGGTGCTGTCGCCGGAACACCCCTCGCGCGAGGTGACGGTGCGCGGCAGCGCGCAGTGGGGAAAGACCGTGTCGCTGCTGAACCCCACCGTTGCGGCGTGGCATGAATACGGGCCGCTCGACAGCCTGGTGGTGCATCCGACCAGCTCGTCCGCGACCGAGTGGGTCCGCAACAAGTGGATGCCGATGCGTCGGCAGGCGCCCAGCCTGCGGGCCATCTTCGGCGAGGGGCGCGGGGAACAGACCGATACGCTGTTCAACCAGGAGACGATGCGCCGCGACGGATCGCTGAAGGTGGTCAGCGCCGGGTCCCCGGATGATCTGGCCGGCACCACCCGCCGCCTGGTCATCATGGATGACGCGGCCAAGTTCGAGATGACGCCCAAGGGCGACCCGGAACAGCTTGCAGCCAGCCGGGCGTCGGGATTCGAAGATGCCAAGATCGTGCGGATATCGACGCCGCAGATCGCCGGCACCTGCCGGATCACACGTGCCTTCGACCGCAGCGACCAGCGCTATTACCATGTGCCCTGCCCGCACTGCGGTGATTTTGCCCCGCTGACCTGGGAAAACTTCCGCCGCTCAATCGACCCCGAGCGGCTGCATGCCGCGCATTTCACCTGCGATTCCTGCGGCTGCGTGATCAACCACAGCCACAAGGCCCAGATGGTCGCGGCCGGCCGCTGGGTGCCGAGCAACCCGCGCGGTGACCATCCGGGCTTCCATCTGTGGCGGGCCTATGTCCCGCAGCGGGACTGGGCCTCAATCGCGGTGGAATATGCCCAGGTGATGGGCTGGACCGGGATGACGCTGACGCAGGCCAGCGAAGACGAGATCCGCAAGACGGTCGAGGCCGAGACCGAGCAGACGTTCTGGAACGACGTGCTGGGCCTGCCTTATGAGCAGGCCACCAAGGGGCCGGATTGGGAAGCATTGCGCGACCGGGTCGAAAAGGCGGAGCCGGGGCAGTTCCTGCCGCGCGGCATCGTGCCGGCCTGCGGGGTGCTGCTGACCGCCGGTGTAGACTTTCAGGCCGACCGGATCGAGGTCACGGTCTGCGCGTTCGGTCGAAACTATCGCCGCTGGGTGGTCGACCATGTGGTCATACCGCATCACATCGGCGATGACGACGGCCGCGCGGCGCTGGACGCACTGCTGAAAGCGACCTGGCGGACGCAGCTGGGGCTGCGCCTGCCGCTGGACATGCTGGCCGCCGACGAGGGCGGATTTACCGAGGATGTCCGAGACTGGGCCAAGCGGCACCCGTGGACGCGGGTGATCCTGATCAAGGGATCCTCAACCGCCAACGGCCCGCTGCTGCGCCCGCAGTCGGACCGCAAGGCGAACGGCCGGATCATCCGGCGGCAGAAACGCGGCTGGATGCTGAACGTCAGCCAGATCAAGGCCGATTTCTACGGCTGGCTGGCGAAAGAAGACCCCGACGAACGGGGATACGTCGCCTTCGCACAGGGGCTTGGCGATGAATATTACCGCCAGATCACGTCCGAAGTCCGCGTCCTGAAGCGCGCGCCATCGGGGGTGATGGTGTCACGGTGGGAGCTGGTCGAGCCGTCGCGGCGCAACGAGTGCCTGGACACGATGGGTTATGCCGAGGCCGCGGCCCGAAAGAAAGGCTGGACGGCCATGACGGACGGGCAGTGGGATATCCTTGAGGCCGCGCGCAGCATTGCCGCCCCCGAGGACCAGGCGGATCTGTTCGACGCGGCGATGCCCGTGGTGCCGTTGTCGGAAAGGGCGATGCCGAAGCCGCCGCGCCCCGAACCCGCGCCGGAAGCGCAGGAACACAAGCCGCAGCCCTCTGGCTGGCTCGGCAATCGCAGGGGGAAGTGGTTGTGAGCGCACCGTGGACGATCGAGCAATACCAGACGCTGGTGAAGATGATCGCCAAGGGCGTGACCAGTCTTGAGGTCAATGGCGAAAAGGTCACCTACCGCAGCCTGAACGAGATGATGCGCATCAAGGCGATGATGGAGCGTGATCTGGGGCTGGTCGCGGTGCCCCGCCAGCAATACCCGGCCTTCCGGAAGGGATGATCCGATGAACATGATCGACAAGACCATTGCGGCGGTTGCGCCGCAGTGGGGGCTGCGCCGTGCCCGCGCCCGGCTGGCGATCACCGCCCATTATGACGCGGCCAAGGTCGGCCGTCGCAAGTCCAGCCTGCGGGCCTCGCGCGCGGACGCTGACGGCGCAGCGCACGGCCGGGACAGGATGGCGGCATTCGGGCGGGACATGGTGCGCAACACCCCGTTCGCGGCCCGTGCGCAGTCGGTCATTGCCGGGGCGGTTGTCGGTGACGGGATCATTCCCAAGGTCACCTGCGCCCACCCCGACCTGAACGCCGATGCAATCCATCGCGTCCGCCAGCTGGGCTTGCGTCGGATCGAACAGCACCTGGACAGTTGCAAGGTCGATCGCACGGGACGGATGAACCTGTATGGCCTGCAGCAGCTGGCCATGAAGACGGTGATCGAATCCGGCGAGGCGCTGATCCGCCTGCATGATGGCGACGTTCCGGGTGGGCTGCCGTTCCAGCTTGAGGTGCTCGAGCCGGATTATCTGGACGCCGGCCGTTACGGCTGGTTGCCCAACGGGGCCGAGATCCGCGAGGGTATCGAATATGACGCCGAGGGCCGTCGGGTGGCCTATTGGCTGTTTCCCGAGCATCCGGGCGCCGACTGGTCGCCCCGGACGCGGTCCGGCGTGTCAGAGCGGGTTCCGGCCGACGAGGTCTGGCACATCTACCGCGTGGATCGACCAGGGCAGAATCGTGGCGTGACATGGTTTGCACCGGTCATGATGCGCCTGCAGGACCTGGGCGACTATGGCGATGCGCAGCTGATGCGGCAAAAGATTTCCGCCTGTTTCGCGGCGTTTCGGATCGGCGGGGATGGCAGCAAGGCGTCGGAATTCACCGAACTGTCGCCCGGCCTGATCTATGACCTGGGCGATGCCGAAGAAGTCCGCTTTGCAGAGCCGCCGGGCGTCGATGGCTACGACGAATTTACCCGAGGCCTGTTGCGTTCGGTCGCGGCTGATATGGGGATTTCCTACGAGGCGCTGACGGGCGACCTTAGCCAGGTCAATTTCAGCTCGGCACGGATGGGCCGTCTGGAAATGGATCAGAACATCAGCGGCTGGCAGCACCTGATGCTGATCCCGCAGCTGCTGCAACCGCTGGCCGCGCTGTTTGTTCGCGCCTGGCAGTCGGTCGATGGGCAGGAACTGAACGAGGCCGGGCTGCCCGGTGATGTCTGGGACTATCTCGGCCTGTCGTGGGTGCCGCCGCGCAAGATCATCGTGGACCCCGCACGCGAGTTTTCGGCGCTGCGCGAGGCGGTGCGGTCCGGGTTTGCCTCGCGCCAGCAGGTGGTTCGCCAGCTCGGGATCGATCCCGAGCGGTTGCTTGAGGAAATCGTGCAGGACCGGGACGAGGCCGACCGGCTGAAGCTGCCCTTTGACAGCGATCCGCGGGCCGACGTGTCGCGCCGGACCTCTGCCGGCGTGGGGGTGGATGATGTGCTTGAGGAAATGCAGGCGCGGGCTCGCGCGGGACAGGCCGAAGGGAAAGTCAGGAGCATAAGATGAACGAAATCCTGCTGTATGGCACGGTCGGATCGTCCTTCTGGGACGAGGAATATTTCACCGCGCGGCAGGTCCGCGAGGCGCTGGCAGGGATCAGCGGCCCGGTGACCGTGCGCATCAACTCGGGCGGCGGCATCGCCACCGAGGGACAGGCGATCTACACCGCACTGCGCGCCCACGCCGGGCCGGTCAGCATCGTGATCGAGGGAATCGCCGCATCCGCTGCCAGCCTGGTTGCGATGGCGGGCGACAGCATCACCATGTCGCTGGGATCGGTGATGATGATCCACGATCCGGCGATGATGTGGACCGATGGCCGCGGCACTGAGGATGACCATCTGCACGCCGCGAAAGGCCTGGGCGTTCTGGCCAATGCCTATGCCGGGATCTACGCCAAGCGCGCCGGGATTTCCATCGACGCCGCCCGGGCCATCATGAAAGACGAGACCTATTTCGACGGCCACGCGGCGCTCGAGGCCGGTTTCGCCACGGCGGTCGATGACGATGGCGACGAGATTGATCCGGTCGCCTTCGATTACCGGCTTTACCGCCGCGCGCCGGAGCGGTTGCGCGCTGCATCGGCCGGCCTGACGCGCGCGCGTTCCAGATCGCAGGTCCTCGCCATGATGGCGAGGCCTCTCAACATCAGCGGCAGAAAGGGACACACAATGCCGAAATCCCAGGTGACCGCGGCCACGGCCGCTGACGAAGAGGACGTCGACGCCCTCGAGGAAGAAGATCCCGAGATGCGCGCCGAGGACGGCCAGGATGATCCCGACGCCCGCGCCGAGGACGACCAGGAAATCGAGGCCAGCGACGACGACGAGGACGACGAGCCGTCGGCCAGCGCCTCGCAGATCGTTGCGGTGGTGAACATGTGCGCGATGCACGGCGCGCCGGACCGCGCGGCTGATTTCGTCAACCGCGGGCTGACGCCGAAACAGGCTTATGCCGAGCTGACCAGCAAAGGGGGCAAGAAGGTGAAGATTGACGGTCGCGGTCCCAGTGCCCGCATCATGCGCGACGAGCGGGACACCCGCCGCGCCGGGATCGAGGGCGCGATCATCGCCCGCATGAACCGTGACCGTGAGGTCGGCGGTCCTGCGCGCGATTACATGTCGATGACCCTGGCCGAAATGGCCATGGCCGGCATGGGTCGTCGCGAACGCGTCGCCCGCGGTGGCGGCGAACAGCGCGCCATCGAAATGGCGTTTTCGTCGCACACCACCAGCGATTTTCCGGCGGTGTTCGAGAATGCGCTGAACAAGCGGCTGGCCAATGCCTATGCCGCGGCCCAGCCGGTCTATCGCGCGATCGCCGAACGGATCGACTTCACCGATTTCCGCCCCCACCCGATCGCCCAGGTGGGCGACTGGCCGACGCTGCTGCCGGTCGAGGAATCGGGTGAAATCAAATACGGCACCGTCAGCGACAAGAAAGAAAGCGTGGCGCTGGTCGCCTATGCCCGCGCCTTCCGGATCACTCGGCAGATGATGGTCAACGATGATCTTGGCGCCATCGACCGGATCATCAACACCCGCGGCCGTGCCATCGCGGCTTTCGAAGATGCGACGTTCTTTTCGATGATGCTGTCGGGGTCCAATTCCGACGGCCCGACGCTGCAGGAAACCACCCGGCAGGTGTTCAATGCCACCGATGGCACCAAGGCGGGCACCGCCTCGGCGGTCAATCCGGCGGGCATCGCCAAGGGCTATGAGGCGATGCGCAACCGCAAGGGCGTCTCGGGCGAATCCTTCCTCGCGGTCGAGCCTCGCATCCTGCTGACCGGACCCGCCAAGGAATTCGAGGCCATGCAGCTGCTGGCCCCGATCCAGGCTGCGCAGGCGTCGAACGTGAACCCCTATGTCGGCAAGCTGACCCCGGCCACAACGCCCTATGTCGCTGGGAATGCCTGGTATATGTTCGCCGACCCCGCCGAGGTGCCGGTCTTCATGTACGGCTACCTGCAGGGCGAGGAAGGGCCGAGGCTGCGCACTGACGAGCCGTTCGGCCAGCAGGGCGTTGCCTATTCAGTCGAGCTGGATTTCGGCTGCGGCGCCACCGATTTCCGCGGGGGCTACAAGAACGCCGGCGCCTGAGCCGGCGGCGACATCAATCTGACGAAAGGGCGCCTGCGGGCGCCCTTCGTCATTCACGCTTCATGAAGGGGAAATCTCATGGCGAAGAATTTCGTTCAGCCGGGGCACGTCGTGACGGTTCCGGCGCCCGCCGCTGTGTCCAGCGGTGATCTGGTGACTGTCGGGGTCCTGACCGGGGTCGCGCAGTTCGATGCCGGCTCGGGTGATCCGGTCGAGATCGCGCTCGAGGGCGTCCACGAGGTCGCAAAGACCTCGGCGCAGGCGTGGACCGTCGGCGCGGCGGTCTATGCCACCGCGGCGGGTCTGGCCACCACAGCCGCGACCACCGGGAACGTGCTGATCGGTGTGGCGCTCGAAGTGGCGGCGAACCCGTCCGCCACCGGCGTTGTCCGCCTGAATGGCGCGGCGCCCGCCGCCGCCGAGGCCTGATGGCCAGCATCTTCGACGGGATGACCGGGCTGTTCACCGATGTGTTCGGCGGCTCGGTCATCTATTCCTCGGCGCGCGAGGGCTGGTCGCGGGTGGTCCCGTCGATCTTCCGAGAGGCGCCGATCGAGGTCGAGGGTGCGGACGGTCAGATTGTCCGGATCGAGACGCCGACCTGGCGGGTTCCGCGCGACCAAGCGCCGCGCGTCCGCCGCGGCGACCGGATCACGCTGCAGCGCGGGCAGGTCTACGAGATCATGGTTGTCCACCCCACCGGCTCGCCCGCGCCCGACGCGTTCTTCATCTGCGAATGCCAGCTGGTCGAGGTTCCCTGATGGCCCATTACCGCGCCGATATCCGCCGCACGGCTCGCGAATCGCTAGCCGGCCTGCCCCGGTTTGTGGGCTTCACGGTTCCCGCGGTCTGGCCGGGGGTGCTGGACGCGGAAACCCTGCCGGTCCTTGGGGTGCTGACCCCGCAAGAGCGGCGCGAACAACCCAGCCGGGCATCGGTGACCTGCCGGACCCTGTTGCAGGTGGTGGTTCGGCGCCGCGGGTCCAGCACGGTCGAGGACGAGCTTGACGAGGACAGCGAGGAAATCGAGGCCGCAGTCACCGCAGCGTTCCTTCGCGCGCGCCAGGGCTGTTTTCTCGAGGATCTGACAGTGGTCGCGAACACCGACGGCTACAGCAACGTCGGCACGCTGGTGATGAGTTTCCGCGTGACGACTTTCCGAAACATTCCCGCCGGCCGGTGACCGGCCCCGCACACAGGCTCAATTGATCAGGAGATCGAAATGTCTGACGCCATGATCGGGTATGATACCCGCTTTGAAATCGAGACCGCCCCGGGCGCCGGCATTTATGTCGAGCTCGAAGAGGTGTATGAGATCACGCCACCTGCGAGCACGATTTCCAAGGTGGACGTGACCAGCTTCAAGTCGCCCGGCCGCCGGCGCGAATTCATCCCGGGCCTGACCGAAAACGGCGCGGCCAGCCTGAACATGAACTTTGTTCCGGGCAGCCCCAGCGACCTGCGGATTGAGGCGCTGCGCGCGTCCGGCGAGGTGCTGTCGATGCGCATCACCTATCCGAACGGGGTCACCGTGACCTTCGACGGCTTTGTCGAGGAATACACGCCCGCGGTCCCGGTCGATGATCGCATGACTGCCGCCGTCTCGCTGTCGGTTACCGGCGAAATCCTTATCGCCAACCCGGTCGCACCGACCAACGACGTGCCGCCGCATATCTCGGGCGTGGCGCAGGTCGGGCAGGTGCTGTCCGTGTGGCCGGGTCTCTGGTCCGCCTTGGGCGACATCACCTATCAGTGGCGCGTGGACGGCTCGCCCGTCTCGGGGGCCACCGGCCCGACCTTCACCCCGCTGGTCTCGCATATCGGCGAACCGGTCACCGTCGCGGTCACGTCCACCAACTCGCAAGGGTCCGACACCGCGATTTCCGGCCCGACGGCAAATGTGGTGGCGGCGTGATGGCCAATTCGTTTCGCGGCGAGGTCACCCTGACCCATGACGGCCAAGACTATACCATGGTCCTGGATTTTAACGCGCTGTGCGAATACGAGGATGCCACCGGCGACAGTTGGAACGGCTTTTTCGAACGCCTGGACAGCGGGGCCATTCGCGCCACCGAGCTGCGCACAATGGTCTGGGCGGGGCTGCGGTCGCATCACCCTGACATCACCCTGCCCCAAGCCGGCGCCGTGCTCAGCTCGAATTCGGACGCGGTTATTCGCGCAGCGGCCGCCGCCCTGCCGCCGGAAAAATCCGCGCCGGCGGCAAAGGGTGCGCGGGGAAACGGCAAGGGGAAGGCGTCGGGGCCGTAACGGTCCCCGAACTGCTGGAACACTACATCGCGGCCGGGTTCGATCCGGCTGCGTTCTGGGGCCTGACGCCAAGTCTTTACGCCATCCACATGGAGGGCGCGAGGCGTCGTCTTGACCGAGAGGCCCGGGACACCGCCTGGGCGGTCTGGCACGTCGCGGCGCTGGGGCGCGCGCAGAAGCTGCCCAGCCTGGACAAGTTCGTCCCGCCGCCTGCCCGGCAACGATCGGCTGTCACGCCGTGGCAAGAACAGCTGGCCGCGTGGCGGGCTTATTCCGAGAGCAAGCAGCGGGGCCGATAGACGATCCGCTGCCTATTCGACCAGAACGTCTGACGCGCTCCACATCTTTGTTTCGCTGTTGTAGTTCATCATCGCGGAATACCGGCTTCGGATTGTCGCGCCAAAGCCGTTCTGGGCGTCGACATAGCTGACGACCTGAAACCGGCAATCGCCCATTTCGACAACTGTCACGCCTTGGGCGCTCGCCCCGGGGAATTTCGCGGTTGATGGGCTACGCAGCCGCTTTTTGACAAAATGCGTGGACATCTGGAGCGCCATCAGATCGTCGCCGCCGCAGCGGTCCTTGCGCTCTGCCGTCGCTCTTGCGCCGGTCTCGTTGTCGGCGTCGGAAAGCGCTCCACCGAGAACCAGCATCAAGGCCAGCAGGCCCGAAGTGAGCGATGCTTTGAAATTCTGCCCGCGGCCCTTCGATGAGAAGATGGTCGCGGCGAGGAATAATGCAGCCAGACCTCCGAAAATCTTGCTGCCGATAATCAACCAACTCATTGTGCATCCTTGGTTTGGAGGGCTGAGTGACATCATCTGTGATCGGTGCCCTGCGGGTCAACCTCGGGCTTGACGGTTCGAAATTCCAAGGTGGACTGAGCAAATCAGAAAAGGCGCTTGTCGGGTTCAGCGGTCGCCTGACCAAGATGGCCGCGGGACTGGGTGCGACCTTGGGTGCGGCCTTCACTGCCCGCGCCATCGGACAGGCAGCAGACCAGTGGTCGGACCTGTCGTCGCGGGTCGGGAACGCAGTCGGTTCGATGGACCGTGCGCCCGAGGTGATGCAACGGATCCAGCAGATGGCGCGCCAATCCTATTCGGAGCTGTCGCTGACCACAGATGCGTTTGCTGCTAATAGCCAGGCATTGAAAGACCTTGGGTATGACACCCAGCAGCAGTTGGATTACACCGAGGCGCTGAACAACGCGCTGGTGATCGGCGGCGCCAAGGGCCAGCACGCCGCGCAGGTGCAGGATGTGCTGTCCAAGGCAATGGCGACGAATAAGCTTTCGGGCGATGGCCTGAACACCGTGCTGGCCCGTGGCGGCCGGGTGGCGCAGGCGCTGGCCGATGAGCTGGGCACCAACGTCAGCGGCCTGCGCGATCTGGGCAAGCAGGGCAAGATCACGGGGGATGTGATTGCCCGCGCGCTTCTGGTCCGCATGCAGGAATTGCGTGACGAGGCCGAAGAGATGCCAGCGACAATCAGCGACGGGGTGACGCTGATTCGCAACAGCATGGTGGCGCTGGTCGGGACTTTCGACCTGACAACCGGCGCTTCCGGCGTGCTGGCGACGGCCTTGGTTGGGGTCGCCGATGGTCTCGACGTTGCGACGACGTGGATTTCGAAGAACGGCGATACGATCATCAGCGTGATGAACCAGATGGTCGGGGTCGCATCCGCGGCCGCCGCCGTGTTTGCCACCCGCTATGCGGTTTCAGTCGGCACCACCGCGGTTACGGCCATGCGCCAGGCTATCTCGCAGGCGATGGCGCTTGAGATGGCGCTTGGTGCGACTTCGCGGGCCAGCGCGCTGGCTGGTGCGGCCAGCAAGGCGCTCGCCGGCGCTCTGGGGGTGCTGCGCGGTGCGGTGATGTCGCTGGGCATCCCGGCGCTAGTGGTGGGCGTCGGGATGGCTGTCGGCAAGTTCCTGGACCTATCGCGCGCCGCCGGCGGTTTCGGGAATGCGTTTTCGCTGGTGATGGCGGCAGCCAAGGAAGAATGGGCGCGCTGGTCCGCCAAGCTGCAGGCCGCCGGTGCAGAGTTCCGGGCCTTTGGCGACGGGATCAAGGCGTCGATCGCGGATGCTATGGCGGTGACCGTGGAAAGGGTGGTCTGGGGCGTCAACCGCTATGTTGGCGCCTATCGCGGCGCGCTCGAGGCGATCAAGGCGATCTGGGGTATCCTTCCCGACGCGATCGGGGATCTTGTCTATCAGGCCGCGAACGCGACGATCAAAGGGATCGAGGCGATGCTCAAGGGCGCCGCCGGGCTGATCGATAAATTCACAAATTCTATTGCCGGTTCGGCCCTGGGTGAAAAGCTGGGTTTGAGCGGGACGAACATCGCCGGGTCGATCAATTTCAGGGGCCTGACCAACGTATATGTGGGCGGCATGAAAAAGGTCGGTGAGGCTGCTGCAGGTGCCTTCAAGGAAGGGTTTGAGACTGACATATTCAGCGCGGACGGCGTCGCGGGCAGCCTGCGCGATATGGCTGACGAATACCGCGAAAGCGCGGATGTCTGGAAAGGCATCGCCGGGGTGTGGTCGGGTATTGGCGCTCAACCGAACGAGGCCTGGGGCGCAGTCAAGGAGCTGGTCGCGGGGCTGGGCAATGCCGCGTCCTCAACTGCTGATGACGTGGCCGATCTGTCGGGTGCGCTTGAAGGCGTCGGCGGCTCGGGGTCCGGAAAGGGCGGTGGGTCCGGCGGTCGCGCAGCCTCGGCGCTGGACAAAGCCGCCAAGGGCATGCGCGGACTGGCGGACGAGGCTAAGAACGCGCAGCGCCAGGCAAAGGAATGGGCCGACCAGGTGACCGACGCGGTGATGGGGGTGATTGCCGGCACCACCTCGATCAAGCAGGCATTTGCCAGCATGCTGCAGGACATGGCCTCAAAGCTGATGTCCAGCGGGCTGGCATCGTTTTTCGGCAGCATGTTCAGCCCGGTCCGGGGCATGGATTCGCTGTCGACGGCGCTGCGCGGCGCGCTGTCCGGCACGCCCCGATTTGCCACAGGCGGCCATCACGTCGGCGGGCTGCGGATCGTGGGCGAGCGCGGCCCCGAACTCGAGGCAACCGGCCCGGCCCGGTATTTCACGGCCGCGCAGACGCAGCAGATGCTCGCCGGCGGTGGTGGGGGTGGCGCCATGGGCATCCATATAACGGCGTCTTTTGATGAAACCGGGAACCTCTACGTCAAGGAAGTCGCCCAGAGAGAGGCCGCCAGCATGGGGGCCGAAATCAACCGGGCGCTGCCTGCCCGCGTCCAGCAGATCAACGCGAATCCAAGGAGAAGGCCATGAGCGACAGGAGGGAACAGCCCCCGCTGACCGCGGAGGCATTTGACGCAATGATGGCAGATGTCCAGGCTGCTCGGCTTTGTCTTGCCGGGCTGTTGTCGGATACCGGCCATGATCGCAACTTGGCCGCGCGCCTGAGCGCCGAGATTTTGTCCATCCAATCCGCCATAGAGAGCCGCGCTGCCTACAAGAAAGTGGTGCAGCCTTTCAGCACCCCGATACGGGTAGTGGTCGGCCCACCCGGCAGCAGGTTTTTTGCCGGTGACGGGTGGGCGTTTTACGAGGACTTGATCCCAAGCGCCTGTGCGGCGACGGCCAAGGCGCGGTGAGTGCCAATCTCGCGAGCATCGCCTGTCCCCTCTACAGGGCTGTTCATCAGCATCCCGCAAATCTGCTTGTAAACCTCAACGCGCCAATCCGACGAGTTCAGAGCCTGATCGCAGCGCTCTGCTGAAAGCGTTGCGGCCAATGCGAGCGCGGCCATTATAGGGCCCGTCAGGTCCGGATTTTTCTGCTCATCCGGGGTGAGCGATATGGATACGAGGCTGTTTGGCGTGGCGCTCAGTTTCCGATCGGGATCTGGGAACAAATCGAATCTCCATCATCTCTGGTTGTGGTGACCTGATGATGGCCGCGCCGGGGCTCATGTCGAGTCCCGGCGTTCTTAATCCTTCGGAGGCGCTGATGGCCCTGACCTATCCCTACCCGCTGGCGGATTTCTGCGACGGACTGCGGGCGATCAGCGTCGTGATGACGCTGCGGCGCCATGATGAGCAGTCGGGCGGTGGCGACGGCAGGTTCTGGACCGCCGAGCTGGCGCCGCCGCTATGGTCGGCCGAGGTGGCGCTGGCTGCGCGGCCGGCACCGCTGGCACGCGAACTCGATGCGCGGATCGACGGGCTGAACGGATCGTCCGGGACATTCCTGTTTTCGGACCCGTCCTATAGGGGGCCGGCGGGCGGATCGGCCGGCCTGACGGCCGTCACGCTGTCGGGCATCAGCGCGGATCGAGGGGCGGTCGCCCTCGCCGGTCTGCCGGCAGGGTTCGTGATCACGGCGGGTGATTTCCTGTCGATCGACTATGGCCCCGGCCGGGTCTATTTCGGTCGGTTCGCCGAGGGCGCCGTGGCCAACGGGTCCGGCGCAATCGCGCAGCGCGAAATCCGCCCCCACCTGCCGATGACGATCACCGCGGGCGCGGCGGTCGAGTTGGCGCGGCCACGGTTCAAGGCATTCATCCCGCCGGGCGGCTACAAGCCCTTTAATTACGTCCTGCCCCACGGCGAGATCGCGGTGGGCGCATCCCTCTCGATCCTGCAAAAGCCATGAAGATCCAGCACCCTAACCTTGCGCTGTCCCGGCAGGCCGCGCGGGATGGCGGGATCAGGCCGGTGTGGTTCTTCTGGATCGAGGCTCGGGACCGCGACAACGGCAGCGCGCAGCCGCTGGGGCTGTGGACCGGCGACGAGGACATCACGGTCAGCGTCCAAACCCCTGCGGGCGGCACGTCCTCGCGGCTTTATCTGGGCGGCTGCAATCTGTCGGTCGACGGGATCCAGTATGTGGCTGACCTGACGGACAACCCGATCACCGTCAGCATGAGCCAGATCGCCGCCCCGGTGCAGCAGCTGGTGCGCGTCCGCGACGTGCGGCTGGCCTATTGCGAGCTGCATTCGACCACCCTGATCGGCGGCGCCCTGACCAGCCCGCCCGACCTGGACTGGGTCGGGATCGTGGACGAGGCCCCGGTCGCCACGCCGTCGGTCGGCAGCGACGGCGGCATCGCCCTGTCCGTTCGGTCCGAGCTGATGTCCATGCTGACCGCGATCAATCCCGCAAAATCCTCGGACGCCCACCAGAAGCGGCGCCAGCCCGGGGACCGGTTTTCCGAATACGCGTCGATCATCCATTCGAGGAAAGTCCAGTGGTTCAAAGGCTGACCCGACTGCCGAACTGGCGCGCGCGCTTTGCGGCCGAAATGGACCGCCAGCGGCGCGAGGCGTTTGCTTGGGGCCGCCATGATTGCGCGCTGGGGCTGGTCACCGGCGCCATCGAGGCGATCACGGGCGTCGATCTGGCGCGCGGTTATCGCGGCAAATACCGCGGCCAGGCGGCGGCGCTGCGCATCCTGCGCGATGCTGGCTGCGAGACGCCCGGCGATTTCGCGGCGACCATCCTGCCCGAGATTCCGCCTGCCATGGCCCGGATCGGCGACGTGGGTGTGATGTCAGCTGACGGCCCGCTGGCGCAGGCATTCTGCGTGGTGGACGCCAGCAGCCTGATCGTGATGACCGATCTCGGTCACGGCCGGCGCCCGCGCGCCGACATGATCCGCGCATTCCGGGTCGGAGAGTAGCCTTGCACAGAATCGTCGCTATCGCCGCCGCGCTCGCGCTGGCGGCTGGTCCCGCACATGCCGGCCCTGTCGCGGCCGTGGTCGCATGGGTGGGCAGCACCATTGCAGCCGGCGGTGCGTTGGGGTTTGTCGTCCAGATGGCGGTCAGCACCGGGCTGTCGCTGCTGGCCCAGGCCATCGCCGGCAAGCCGCGCCGACCCGAGATCAACGTCCAGTTCGAGGTCCAACTGGGCGATGATCACCCGTTGTCGTTCGTGGTCGGAGATTACGTCACCGCGGGCAAGCGCAAATATCTGGGCTCATGGGGCAAAAACACCCGTTACATCACCGAGGTGATCGAGGTGTCCGCGCTGCCGCAGGGATTCGAGGGGCTGTGGGTCGATGACGAGCCGGGTGAATTTCACAGCCACGATCGGGTCTGGAAGCTGAACCCGTCCGCTGCGCCGGGGTCGGTGTCCGATCAGGTGGAGATGGCGCCGGGCAGCAACCCCACCTGGCTGCTGGTCGGGCGGCCGCTGCGGAACTACAGGGATGACGGTAACCGCATCTACGTCAAGTGGGTGGACGGGGCCCAGCTGGACGCCGATCCGTTCCTGGTGCGGATCTTCGGCGGTGACGCGGATTATCCCTGGAGCTCGGCCATGGTCGGGCGCGGCAAGAGCTATGCGGTCATCACCACCCGCTACGACAGCGACACCTTGCAGAGCTATCCGGCCTATCTGCTCAAGCCCGCGCCGCTGGCCATGTATGACCTGCGGCTGGACAGCACCAACGGCGGCAGCGGGCCGCAGCGGTGGGACAATCCCGCGACCTGGCAGCCTTCGCGCAACCCGGCGGTGATCGCCTATAACCTGATCCGGGGAGTATATTTCGGCAGCGAATGGGTGTTCGGCGGACGCAACCTGCCGGCCTGGCGGCTGCCCTCGGCCGAATGGATCGCTGCGGCCAATGAGTGCGATGCGCCGGTGACGCTGGCCGGCGGCGGCACCGAGCCGGCATGGCGCTGCGGGATCGAGATCAGTGTGGACATGGCCGCGGCCGACGTGCTCGAGGAAATCGGTCGCGCGGCCAACATGCGCTTTGCCGAGGTCGGCGGTCAGATCAAGCCCATCGTCGGGCTGCCCGGCGCCGCGGTGTTTTCCCTGACCGACGACGACATCATCATCACCGAGGGGCAGTCGTTCCGCCCCTTCGCGCCGGTCGCGGAAACCTATAACGCGATCAGCGCCACCTATCCCGAGCCGGCCGAGAAATGGGCCACCAAGGACAGCCCGGAATATATCGACGCCGCGGCCACGGCCGAGGACGGCGGGCGCTATCTGCCGACCGGTATCAGCTATCCCGCCGCCCCCTACGCGCAGCAGGTGCAGCGGCTGCAACGCTCGCAGTTGCAGGATTATCGCCGGATGCGCCGGCACCAGTTCCACCTGCCGCCCGATGCCTATGCGCTTGAGCCGGGCGTGGACATGGTATCCTGGACCAGCGCCCGCAACGGCTATGCCGCCAAGCTGTTCCTGGTGGAAAGCGTGGCCAAGACCCGCGGCATGAACGTGCTGGTCAGCCTGCGCGAGGCCGATCCGGGGGATTACGACTGGGATAGCGGCTTTGAATTCCCGGTGACGATTACCCCGCCGGTCAACCCGTTGCCCTATGTCCAGCCCGTGCCCGGATTTGCGGTGTCTGCGACCAGCGTCCGCGACGGCGCCGGCCAGCCGCGCCGGGCGGCGATCCTGGTCGAGTGTGATCCCGGTGAGGTCGGCGTCACCGCTATCCATGTGCAGGCGCGGATCAAGGGCGGCGGCGAGCGCCGGAATCTGCTGCGCTGGTCCGAGGGCTTTGAAAATGCGGCGTGGAACAAGGTCAACCTGACCGCCACCACCGGTTATGGCGTGGCGCCGGACGGATCATCGGCATCCACGATCCTGCGCGAAACCACCGCCACGGGCGAACACGGTCTGCGCCAGAACATCGCCCACCAGCTGGGCGAGCAGCATACCGTCTCGATTTATGTCCGCGAGGCTGGTCGTCCCTTCGTCTTCCTCGGCGGCATCCCCGCCGACTGGGGGGCGAACGCGAATGTCCGCTTCGACTTGTCCACCGGGGAAATGCAGATCGGTGCGGGTGTCGTCGATGCCGGCATTGAGCCTGTGGGCGGCGGCTGGTTCCGGGTCTGGGGCACATTCACTGCGGCCTCGACGGGAACATCGACGCTGTATCTGGGCACGAGCCTGACCCGGTTCGCAGGCGTCGCCGCAACATTTGCAGGTGATCCGACAAGGGGTATCGAGGTCTGGGGTTTCCAGCGCGAAATCGGCCCGCTGTCAGCCTATCAGCGGGTCGAGGAAACCCCCGTGTCGAGCATCGTCATCGACGAGAGCTATCGCTATTCCGCGCCCCACGGCTGGTATCTGCGCGACGTGCTGCCGCTGACCACCTATGAGGTCCGGGCGCGGCTGCTGTCCGACCTGACGCCGGTGTCCGACTGGTCGGCATGGCACGATGTCACGACGCTGGATATCACCTTCCAGATCGAGGATCTGTCGCAGGACATCCTCGACCAGTTCGAGGCCATCGCGGCCGAAGCCGGTATCGCGACGGTCGAGGTGCTGCCGGCCGAGGGCGATTTTGACAACCAGATCGTGATGCTGGTGCCGCAAGGGACGCTGTATCGCTGGGACGAGACTGAGTTGGAATGGACCACCAAGGTCTATGCCGGCGTCGGCCCGAACACCGTCACCACGGACGCGCTGGTCGCGCTGGCGGTGATCACATCCAAGATCGCCGCCGGTGCGGTCACGACCGACAAGATGACGGTCAACGAGTTGTCGGCGATCACGGCAGTTATCGGCGTCCTGCGGACCGCGACGAGCGGGGCGCGGCAGGAGATCCACAGTGACAAGCTCCTGATTTACGATGCGGCGAATATGGTGCGGGTCAAGATAGGGATGCTGTCGTGAGCTTTGGCATCGCTCTTAACACCACCCAGGGATTCGTGGACATCTCTGCGGCGAACCCTGTGCGCCTGATCGCGGCGCTGGAATGTCTGGGACTGAGCGGGTCCGTTGCTCTGCCTGTGCAGGTGCTTCCGACGGACAAGCTGCTGTTTCTGCCTGTCGGTCAGGGATACACGCCGACGATCACGCGGACCCAGACAACGGTCCAGTGGGTCGGCGTTCCGCCGATAATTGTCGGCGGCGTCCGATACGGCGGGACCACGCAGGACTTCAGGGTCTATTTTTCGAGGCAGGCATGAGCTTCGGATTTCAGGTTCTCAATTCTGTCGGACAGGTGATCCTGGACGATAATTTCATCCCCATGAAACTTATCGGATCGGGGACGACCACACTGCGCGCGGCGGCAGGTTCCGACGCAATCCCGAATAGCACGTTGTGGCGATATTTCGGGGCAGATGCACTTCCTGGGTTACCTGCCATCGGTCCGCACTTCGTATTCGTTGCATTGGAGCCCTTTCCGTTCCTGAAAACCTACGTGGTGCCAAGCAACGGTCGGGCGGCTATCATGTTGTTCAACGATCCCCGCCCGAATATCGCATACCGCGTCAGCTCGTTCGGCGTCTCGCCGCCGTCGCAGGGGGCGTTCGGCATGGAGGTTTACGGACCAGACGGGGTGCGGCTTTTCACGGCAGACGATACGCTTATGGCAATCAAGAGCGTGGACACGCAGGCCAAGGGCGCACAGCCGTTGGTCCTGCCCGCGGACGCCACGCATATCGCGGTGGTTGGCAGCACCTCGCAATATCCCGCTGGGGGAATTACAAGCCGATACTGCGAAACCGGTGTGTCGCTGTCGCAAAGCGGGGGTGTCTGGTCAGCCACATTCAGCGAGCGCGTTTTCGATCCTTATGCCGAGGATGGCTTGCCGGCCTTTCCGCCTGCGGATAACTTCATCGTGACCGCACGTTTTTCCAATTAGAGGACAATGTCAGTGAGAAAGGTTCTCGCACTTTTTGCAATCGCTGCCCTTGCGGCCTGTGGCTCTTCTGGAACGGATGCGCCCAAATACCCGACCAAATCTCTTTACCCCTATGCCGGGCAGGAAGTGACCGAACAGCAGGCTTGTGATTACCTGGCGGCGTCCGAGGCGCATTATCGTGACATGCGGGGAAAATCGCTATCCGGCCCCTATGGCGTGTCGCGGATCGAGGCCGAAAAGCTGGTCAAATTCTGGGCGCAATTCTGCCCGAGCGGGGCGTGATGATCTATCTCGACAACGAATCCCATCAGACCATCTGCGCCTGCGACCGCTGCGGCGTAACCGAGGCGACAGACCGCGCCGATGGCGTTGCTGTCGCGGGATGGATGACCGGCCACCTCTGGCTTGACGTCAGCCTGTCCGAGCAGCGGCAGTCGCCGCTCTGCTTCTGCCCGGACTGTTCCGCGCGCATGCGGTCGGCAACCACGATTCAGATCAGCGCCGCCTGACGCTCAACAGCCCGGTGTCAAACGCTGCCGGTCAGCTCCCGACGGGCGGACGAGGCGAGGAACGATGACCGGGTCATGCCCCGGGCGCGCGCGGTCTCATCAATCGCGCGCAGCAACCCGCGTTCGATCGAGATGTTGACCCGGGCCAGTGCGGTATCCGCCGGAATATACGGCACCGACATCAGGACCGCCCCCTGCCCGATCGCCACGGCCACCTCCGGCTGTTTGCGGACGGCATCCAAGGGTGACGGCTCCACATCCGGCTGATCCTCGAACCAGAGGTCGAGCGCCTCGGCGGCCGCGACGGGAATGTCATTCCAGCTGTCGGCTGCGGCAAAGCAGCCGGGAAGATCGGGGAAGGTCAGGCCATAGGCGCTGTCTTCATCCTTGTGAACGACTGCGGTGTAGTAACGCATGATGCACATCCTGGCTTCACGTGGTTGCAGAGAGGCGAGCGTGAGCGGGCTAAAGCAGCCCGGCCTGCTGATAGATGCTCCTGACGGTTCCGGCAGGCAGGTCTTTTTTCGGGTGCGGCAGGATCACGACACGATCCCCTTTCCGAAGCTTGAGGTGCGATCCGCGCTTGGACACCTCTTCGAAACCTGCGTCTTTCAGAACCTTCAGGAGCTTTCGGGAATTCGTTTCCAACCCTGTCGCCCCTCTGCTGTATGTGTATTTATATACACATAAGCATCCTGATCGTCAATCACCAGCGCACAAATAAATGTGCATCCTCGCCCGGCAATCCGCCGGGCTTTTTGCAATGGAGGCCCATCATGGCCGTGAACTACACCAGCGCGCTGCGCACCACCCGGATGACCGCCACCCGTGACGCCTGTGCCGGCGGCGCGCTGCAACTGCTGGACGCGGGCGGCGTCGTGCTGTCCAGCCATACGCTTTCGGCGACCGGGGGCACCGTGGCAGATGGCGTCTGGACGCTGGGGTTTACGAATGCCACCGCAGCGGCCACCGCCAGCGGCACCGCGGCGGCCGCCCGCATCCGCAACAGCAGCGATGCGGACGTGGCAACCGGCATGACCGTGGGGCTGGGCGACAGCGGCGCGGATGTCGAGCTGCAAAACACCAACATCAACGCCGGCCAGGACATCGTTATCTCCAACGCCACGCTGACGGACGGCTGATCCGATGTCGCCGCCCATCACGGCCGGGTTGCTGTGGTCAACGGACGTCGCGATTGATTTTGCGGCGTCCGGCCCCATTGTGCCGGCAATCCCGATGCCTCGGGCAGCGGGACCGCTTTATTGCGTGGTGTCCGCGCAGACAGCGGGCAGCGAGGGGGTGATTTTCCGGGTCGGCAATCCCGACGACAATTTCCACGAGCAAAACACGTTCCAGGCGGAGCGCTGGGACGGGCTCTACGGCCTGATGGCGGCACCGGGCTGGCCGAATCAGGTCATTGGCGAGGCCCCGGCTATCAGCGCAACGGCCAACCACCTCTGGGAGTTCTGGTTCAGCACTGCCGGGACCGATTTTATCGACCACCAGCCGTTCGGGTTTGTTAACAACGATCTGCCAAACCAAGACGTTGCCGCATCCTCGCATCTGTTCATCGGGTATCGCCTCAATGACGGCACCCCGATGGATCGGGCGACCGGGACCATTCATCGGATGGCCTTTTACGACCGCGTCCCGACCGAGGCCGAGCGCGCGCTGTTGGCGACGTGGGTAAATGGCGGCTTCCCGCTCGTCGCCGGAGATTTCTGGCATTACCGCCAAGAGGATGTGACCACGGCAGGCGTGGACACAGCGCACGGCCTGTCGATGCCGCTGGACCTGACCGGGGCGCTGGCGAGGGCTACTGTTGCCGGTGTCGAGTGGATGGACTGCGCGGCGGGCGTGCTCAGCGGCACCCACTCGGCGTGGTCGGCCTCGGCCGGGCTTGCTGTCTGGGTGCTCGCGGACGGGTCGCGTCCGGCTGGCACTGCCATTTACAACGGCGTTGCCTCGGCTGTCCTGAACGATAATCAGCACCTCAACTTCCACGGCGACGGCCTGTTCCGCACCACGAATAACACCACCCGCACTGCCACCTGGCCTGTTCCGGCAGCGGCCGGGCCAGAGACATTTTGCTGGACTGCGGCAGCCGGCACGACGGCAATCTCCGGATATTCGCTGCGCCACAACGGCGTCGATCTGGGCGGCGCAGCGTTAACTGATCCAAGTCGCAATGCGGCCCGGTCCGGGACAAATTTCATCATCGGCGGCGGCAGCAATCTGGCGCCCGGCGGTCTGCGCTGGCGCGACGTGGTGATCAAGATCGGCGCGGATTTTACGCCACAGGAGGTCGCGGCGCTCGAAGTCTATGCGGCCGAAAGGGTGCAGTCGCAGGGCGATCCGCCGATCACGATGGCGCTTGCTGCCTCCGACGCGCCCGATACCGCGCGCATCACCGCCTCGGTCCGCTGGCCGGCCATCGCTGCGTCCATGGCGGCCGCAGATGCGCCAGACAGCGCCAGCATCAGCGCCACGGTGCCCGTCCGGGCGAGCCTCGCCGCGGCGGATGCGCCGGACCGTCCGGCGATCAGGGCAACCGTCGGCTGGCCCGCCATCATGGCCCGCATCGCTGCATCCGACGCCCCGGACACCGCCGCCATGTCGCTGGCCGTCCGCATCGGTGCAACGCTGTCTGCCAGCGACGCGCCCGACATCGCCCGGATCATCGCCGGCACCGGCTGGCCCGCAATCATGGCGCGCGTGGCGGCATCGGACGCGCCGGATCAGGCCGCGATCCAAGCCGCCGTGCCGATCCGCGCAGGGCTTGCCGCGGGTGACGCCCCGGACAGCGCGCGCCTGTCGGTTGCCGTCCGCATCGGTGCAACGCTGTCTGCCAGCGACGCGCCAGACATGGCCAGCATCATCATGCGGCTGTGGTCGCAGACATCGCGCTACGCCTATCCCGGCGATCCGCAGGGCGGCACCCTGGCACCATCCATCCGATCCGGCACTATCCAGAGGCCCTGACATGGCGACATTTACCATCAAGCGGGGCGATACCGCCCCGGCCCTGCGCTATGCGCTGCTGCCCGAAACCGTGGACCTGACCGGGGCCAGCGTGGTGCTGGTCATGGACGGCGGCGCGCGACTGCCGGCGCAGATCATCAGCCCCAGCCCGCCCGTGGTGCAATACGACTGGCAACCGGGTGACACGGACCGCACTGGTCTGCGGCGGGCGGAATTCGAGGTGACCCACTTGGACGGCGCAGTCGAGACGTTCCCGAACGCCGGCTATCTGCTGGTGCAGATCACCGAGGATCTGGGCTGATGACCGATTTCGACCTGGCCCAGCTGATCCGCAACGGCTGGACCCAGATCATGGCCATCGTCGCGATCATCTGGTGGTCGCGATGGCTCGACCTGCGCAGCAAGGATCACAGCGCCCACTTGGACCGGCACGAGGCCCGGCTGCGCGACATCGAGGCCAACGCGCACGCGCACGCGGTGCAGTTTGCGCGCATCGACGAGACGCTATCCGGCATCAAGCTGACGCTGGACCGGATCTATGCCGAGGTCAGCGAGACCCGCACCGGCCGCTGACCCGTCTAACATCCGTCTAACATTCGCCCCGCCATCGCGCGGGGCTTTTGCATTTTCGAGGGACACATGGACATCACCATCCATCACATGCAGCCGATCCTCGACCTGATCGGCAAATACGAGAGCCGCGGCGATTACGATGTCGTCTATGGCGGCATCCCCAAGGCGCAACGCCCGGTCAAGCTGACCGCCATGACCATCGCGCAGGTGATCGCCTGGCAAAAGCAGGTCGTCGCGGCGGGCGCCGCATCCTCGGCCGCGGGGAAATACCAGATCATTCGCAAGACGCTCGAGGCCTCGGTTTCGGCGCTGCGCATGAACACCGCGCGCCTGTATGACCGGGCGACGCAGGACGAGCTGGCCATGCACCTGCTGCGCGGCCGCGGCATCAAGGGCTATCTGGACGGCGCGATCACGCAGGATGCGATGGTGCTGTCGCTGGCCAAGGAATGGGCCAGCCTGCCGGTGCCAAGCGCCATGAGGGGCGCGTCGCGACAGATCCTCGCCGGGCAGTCCTATTACGCCGGCGACGGGTTGAACAAGGCCCACGCCACGGTGGCAGAGGTCCGCGCTGCGCTGGCGCAAGCCAAGGCCCGCCATGATGCGGCCGCCACCCCCGCCCCCGTCGGCCCGCGCCCGTCGCCCGGGCAGCCCCCGGCACCGGCCAAACCCGTCGCCGCAGGCGCCATCGTCGCGGTTGGGATCGCCCTCGCAATCATCGCAATCATCTTTTTCGGAGGCTGACATGACCATCATCCAGAGCATCCTTCAGCCGATCATCGTGGACCTGCTGGTTTGGGGTGTCGTCTCGGTCATCGGCGTCATCGCCTCCGGCCTGCCCGGCTTCCTGCGCCGCCGCGTCGAGGCGGTGGACCGGCAGGCGGTCTATCACGCCGTCGATACCGTGGCGACGCTGCTGTTCGCCGCTGTCCGCCGCAACCCCGCAGCCGCCGTGACCGATGCGGCTATCTCGGGTGCAGCGCGCGGGGTGCTGGACAAGATGCCGGGGGTGGTCCGACGCCTGGCGCCAACGCAGGCCGCCATCGAGGACATGATCCGCGCCCGGCTCCAAGAGCGGCTGGACGCGGCACTCGGTCGGGATCGGCTGGCTGAGGAGCTGCGCCGACTGGGGCTGGAGGCGGTCACCGTGCAGGGATAGCCGTCGGCAGTCGAGGTCGGGTTGCCGACCTCGACGACGGCAGATGCCGGTCTGCTTAAAGCAGCGCGGCAAGGCCAGCTACGGCCAGTATTCCAGCTATCAAGGCGATCCAGTTCAGGAGGACCTTCTTGGAATCACTCTTTCGCGCGCCCCGAGGCGGCTGATCTTCGTCAGGCTTCATGTCGTGTCCCTGAGATGAAAGATTTCACGACGCTCGCGATGTCGCGAGACGTGCAGAGGCTTCCATGGTCAGAGCAGCGGCGGTCCGCGCGCCTGTCGGTTGCTATGGTGGCGCTCAGATCCAGGCGGCGTCCAAACCGTCGCGACCAGCACCTGGGCGGCTGCCGAGGGGCGAGCGATCGCGTGCCGCTGTCCGGGCGGCAGCCCTATATCCTGGGGGTGCGCCGATGCTGGCGCTTCGGCCTGGTTCCGCAATCCTGCCGGGCTGCTGTAACTGAACGCAGAGATCGAGCGCGGGCCGTCCAGGAAGCCATCTACTGGTCGATGAGCGCTGCAGAGCGTGAAGCCAAGCACCAACAGCAGGGTGAAGAGCACCCTGACAGTCTGGTTCAAAGCGTGGCGGCGCTGAGCGGTCAAAGGGATTCCTGCAACGGCACGGCCCGGCTTCCGTTCGGGCAAATCACTTGTGGCTGTGTGGGGACTCGAAGTCCATGGCTGGGCTGGCTGCCGCGCTGCCGACCGATGGCGGCCCGCAGGCGCAGCGGGCGGGGCTGCTGGTGCTGGATCAGCTTCGCGCGGGTTGTGAGTGATGTATATGAGCGAACTGCTTAACCCGCGACACCAAATCAAATTAAGGCGATAAGTCCATCATCTTGCGTGGATAAAGTGCCCCGCAAGGTACGCACTTGTACCTTTAGGTTCGTTCCGGATGCTCTCGCGAACCAATCTTAGCTGCTGCTTGATATCTTGCTCGTTCGCCACCCTCGTCGACACCTGCTGTGGCGCCTGCTGGACGGTCTTGACCACATCACCCTCCATCGTCAATCCTCCGCTAGAGTTTATGTTACTGTGAATCAACTGCTGAATCGAAGCAAGTCACATGTGTCCCGGTCGGCGATTCGACGCGCTTCCTACACTAGCGAGGCCCGCTTTGCCAACATCGAGTCCATTAAAGCCCGAGTTGATTTTTGGCCTAGTTGGCCCCATTGGCTGCGATATAATCGCCGTAGAGAATGCGCTTTCACGAGCACTGAAAAGGGTTGACTACCAACCTGTGAACATCCGTGTTTCCGATGCAATGCCAGCGCTTCTTGAACTGAAGGGCAAGTCAATTACCGCCCCCACTTCGCTTCAAGAAAAAATCGAGGCGGGGAACTCAGTTCGCAAGCTTTATGGAAATAATTCAGTATTTGCCGGTGAGATTATTAGGCAAATAAGGCAACATCGAAAAAATGTAACCAGCAAAACCTCGGAAAACATTGCAGCGCCGGAAGAAACCCCTGTTGATGGCGGTGTGTATGAAGTCCCTGTCGATGGGACCGCATATATTGTCAGACAACTAAAGAGGCCGGAAGAAGTAGAACTTTTGCGCAAAACCTATGGGCATCTATTTATTCAAATTTCAATTACCCACAGCAGGGCAGGTCGCCTTAAATTATTAGCCGACCGCATTCGCCGCGAAATTCATGGAAAATCAAACGACGAGTGTGAAGCAGAGGCACGGCAGCTAATTCAAATTGACGAAAATGAACAAGACGCCCTGCCTTCTCACGAACAAGGCGACAATGATTACGGGCAAAAACTAACGGAAATATTTCACCTTGGAGATGTATTTATAAACTCCGAAAGTGAGAACTCTGCCGTGGCCATGTGTCATAGATTTATTGACGCGCTGTTCGGGAAAAACAATATTTCCCCGACGAAGGACGAGTTTGGTACATATATGGCGAAAGCGGCGTCTCTTCGATCTGTGGACCTGTCTCGGCAGGTAGGCGCAGCTCTCCTAACAAAGGAGGGAGACATCATTTCTGTAGGGTGCAACGATGTCCCGAAACCTGAGGGCGGAATTTACTGGGATGAGGACGCCCAAAAGAGTCGCGACATCGACCGCAAAGGCGAGGCTAATAAGGAAGAGACCAACAGAATAATATTCGACTTCCTACGCACTCTTAAAAGAGAAGGCGCCCTCCGGGAAGGCCTGACACCTGAAAATATATTAGCAGACCCTGATACAAAGAATGCAATCCTGAAATCTTTAATTGGAGAAATTACAGAGTATGGGAGAATGGTTCACGCAGAAATGGCCGCCATAACAGATGCAGCACGCCTAGGCCGTAGCGTGAAGGGCGCAACGTTATTTGTCACCACATATCCTTGCCACAACTGCGCCAAGCACATAATTTCATCTGGAATAAACAGAATTGTTTTTATTGAACCATACCCAAAGAGTCGAGCAGAGCTTCTGTACCCTGACGCCATAGGCGCCAGGAACGAAGACGGCACTAAAAAAGTTGAGCTTCATCACTTTGAGGGCATTTCGCCTCGCAGGTATAGAGACATTTTTGAGAAAGGAAGAAGGCGGGACAAGTCCGGGGAAGTGCACGAATGGTACCAGGAAAAATGCATTCCGAGAGTGGGGCCACTAGTTCATAACTACTGGCTAACAGAGCGCCACGCGATAAGCAGCTGTTTTCCAGAAGAAGAAGATGACATCATAAGCTAG